TAATGACAATCGTCGGAAACGATGCTATTCCGGAACTAAAAAGTAACGAAGGTTTGGAAGTTTTAGCTTCATTTCCAAAACCAATACGGCTAGAAGTACTGGGACTTTTACAATGATAAAACATATAATATTAGCATTACTATTAGCAGCGTTATTATTAGGCGCCTTTCATATCGGAGGCTATCAAAGTACTGCTGTAAACTACCAAGATTGGGCAAAACTGGCTATCTTTGCTGCATTTGTACTTGTTTTTTATTTGAAAGATTTTAAAATAATAGTAAATGTTTCTATACCAGAAAAGGCTATTAAAGTATTTGTTGATATCAATAAAATTGAAACATTAGGAACTGATAGTCGAAACGTACCAAGCATACAAGAGATGCCAATCACAAAATCGGCTGTAAACCCATGGGGCGATGTTACGGTAGGAGAAAATAATCTGATGGAGGTTTCGTGAAAGCTTTAGACTGTGGAACTGGAAATTTTGTAGCTATAGATGCAGAAGGAACTCGTATTCAAAGAAACGCTTTTTTAACTATTAGTAAAGAAATTACTACTACAAAGCAACTCAAATTAATGAATGTTCCTTTTGTTGAGATTAATAATAAAATATATATAGTTGGCACCAAAGCCTATGAATATGCACAAGTTTTTGGAACTAAAGACCTGAGACGTCCTATGCGTCAAGGTGTATTAAATCCCGAAGAACAGGATGCCTTACCAATACTCAGACTGATTATAGGCGGACTATTACGAAGTCCTAAAACAGAGAAGGAAAAAGTTGTTTATTGTATTCCTGCTAAACCGATAGATTCGGATAGAGAAATAGATTATCACGAAGATGTTTTGAAACAAATAATTGACTCATTTGGTTACGATTCTCGTCCTATAAATGAAGCGGTTGCTTTAGGAATGGAAGGATTAAAAGACTATAATTATACCGGAATTAGTGCCAGCTTCGGAAGTGGAATGACGAATATTTCCATCATGTATATGGGTATGTCATCACTGCAATTCAGTGTACAAAAATCCGGCGATTGGATTGACCAGAATGTATCTCGTGATTGCGGTATTCCAGTAGCTAAGGCACAGTTCATTAAAGAAAGCGGTGATTACTCAATTAGTCCCAACAGTAAAGAAGAGCGTACCCGAGAACAAAATGCTATAAAGAGTTACTATGAGGCTCTTATTCGCTATGTATTATCCAATATAGCTCTACAATTTGAAGGCAAAGAGATGCCCAATTTCCCATCGGCAGTACCGTTTATAATAGGTGGGGGAACAGCCATGGTTAATGGATTTATTGAAGTTTTTAAAGATCAGTTTACTCAAAAGAATTTTCCATTAAAAATATCTGATATTCATTTAGTTAAAGAACCTTTAACAGCAGTTGCACGGGGATGTTATGCTAATGGTATATTGGAAGAGGAAAACTAATGGAACAAATAACTATAAGTAAATTAGTAGATTCCGATGAAAATCTGGAACCAGAAACCCTAGAAAAATTATTTCCATTACTGTCTTCATTTGACAGACAGCAAATTTTAGCTCTAAGAGTATTAAAATACTCCCGAGCTGCTTATGAGGATATGGAAGTATTTGAAAATGTTGTTAATACACTTAACGGTATTGAACCTAATGTTGAAGTTACCGAGGGTACCCGACCAGAGTTTATATGGAGAGCACTGGATGTTATTTTTGGAATCTATCCGACTTTAGAACTTGCAGAAGAAGTAGAACAGTATATAAAGTTTATTTTTAATGATAATGGCTATTATTTTTATTATCCAAAATTGAAATTAGATAATCCGCATTTAGCAACAATAGTTCAAAAGTCTGTTAAAGGACCCTTTCCTCTATCGGAAGACTTTTACGGTATTCAAGCTTTTAAATATCTATATATTCAGGAATATTTGAAAAAATTCAAACAAGGTGCATAACTATGCCAGCAATTCCTCTTACAGAAGATAATATTAGTGGTAATATAACAGCTAATACTAAAATTAGCTATCCTGATCCATTTTTTGATTTAGCAAAGAATTATATTCCCAAGAATATAAAAACATTGTTTAAGTTTTGTCGGACTTTCTTTTATACCAGTTCGTTTCTAAGGAATGTTGTAACAAAATTAACGGAATATCCCATTACTGACATTCTGTATGACAATACTATTGATACCGAAACAAAAGCCCAGTATGACGAAATATTACACCGAAAGTTAAAGATAAAGAGTTTTCTAATTGAAATCGGATTGGATTACTTTACTTATGGTAATGCCTTCATTAGTACTTATATGAAGCCGACCAGATTTTTAAAGTGTAGTAACTGTGAAACTGAAACTCAGATTGATCTGGTCGATTATAAATTAGAAAAGTTCGAATTCAGAGGAACTTGCCCATCTTGTAAAAAAGCAAATATACTTTTTACTCCAAGAGATGAGTATATTAAGTCTATTGATAATTTTAAATTAGTTAGATGGGCGCCGGAAAATATTGATATTGAATATAATCCGCTTAGTGGTAGTAGTACCTACTATTACACTATTCCAAGTCAAATAAAGTCAGCAATTTTATTAGGCAATAAAACTGTATTAAAAGAAGTACCTTTAATATTCCTGGAATCATTAAAAAAGAAAAAACGAATTCAACTTGACGAAAACAATCTATTTCATTTTAAACGACCAGCACTAGCTGAAGATGATATGGGCTGGGGTAAACCTATTATTTTACCAGCTTTAAAGGATATTTATTATCTGCAGATTTTAAAGCGTGGTAATGAAGCTATTGCTCAGGAGTATATAGTTCCTAACAGGATTATGTTTCCTCAGAATACTGTTACACTTGACCCATTCACTCAATTAAATCTAGGCAAGTGGCGCAGTCAGATTGAAGAACAAATAAGAAAATGGAAATACGATCCCAATCATATTGGAGTATTTCCCATTCCAGTCGGCTATCAGCAACTTGGTGGGAATGCCCGAGCCTTACTATTAACTCCTGAAATGAAGTTTTTGGAAGAGGGTATTATAAATAGTCTTGGAGTACCGCTAGAGTTTATAAAAGGCGGATCAACATGGACCGGCTCGTCGATATCTTTACGTATTGTAGAAAATCATTTTATTACTTATAGGGAGTTGTTAGAAGACTTTTTAAACTATTTCCTGGTATATAAACTAGTAAATAATTTAAGTTACGCCCCCACCAAATTAAAGTTTCAGAAATTTAAAATGTCTGATGACATTCAATCAAAGAATTTGGTGTTACAGTTATCCGAAGCTGGTAAAATATCTGATGCAAAGTTGTTGGATGAGTTTGGCTATAGCTTTGATGAAGAAATGGAAGCGCTGCGTCGATCTAGAACTGAAAGATTAGAGGAAACTATAGCTCAGCGAGAAATTGATGCAGAAGCACAGGGTAAAGCGGCTCTAATTTTGGCTAAATACCAATCACAAGCTCAAACTATTGCAGCCAATGAGGCTCTAACTCAGGAGATAGAGTTATTTCAAGAGGAGTTGACCAGAGAGAATGTTGGTATACCTGACGATCCTTCGAAGATTATAGAAAAATATACGATTACTATACTGTCGATGCCACCGGCAGAAAGAGAAAAATTCCTCCGCACTATGGCTCAAAATATGCCAGTAACATATACAATGGTATTAAAGCGGATACAGCAATATCAAGCAAATCAATCTCAGAGCGAAGCTTATATTCAAAATATGTTGAGCACTACTAATGATAGCTCTAAAAAAGCGCCGAAAAAAGAGGTTACCAAAGAAAAAACAAAAGGCAATACAAGAGGAGAACCACAGTGACCAAATATGGAACTTATCGAGTATTTCGCAATAAGCAGAATTTAAGTGACTTAAAAAGAATCATAGTTACTGAGAATTCTGCTGACTCAGAAAAACTGGAGAAATTAGCTAACGACGAAGAATGGGAAGAGCTTGATTTTGATCCGGAGGTGGAAAACCATGATGAAAATTGAAGTCTTTAATTTGAATGATATAGAACAAAAAGATTTATATGAAGTAATTTTGAACAAATACCCTATTGTTCGAGATGAATTCACTTATAGTAAAGCAGGCGAGGCTATTATTACAGTTTGGTATCTTGTTGAGGAATAGCAATAATAAAGGGGCTTCCGATTGGAAGCCCCTTTTGTTTATTATTATTGATTGACTAAGAGGAAAGCTCGGTGAATATTTTCTTTAAAGTTACTATCTTATCATCCCAAAGGAAGTTCTTCTTTATGTTATTAACACAAGCCTGAT